AGAATGATCAAGGTTGTTTAGTTATATTTGTTAATTATGTTCAAGTATAGTCAATTATGTTCAATGATTGTGTAGTTTTATTTATGTTGAGTATGGTATAATTATATTTATTAGATTATATATCAAAAGGGAGTGTACAACGTGGCTATTGAACCGCCTAATAAGTTTAAGTTTGGTGCAAAAGAAACTAAACCGCGAGAATACGACGAACCACAAGAAAAATCAGCAGAATACAAAAGGGGCTATAAACAAGCTCTAATTGATATTCAAAAGGTTATTACTGATAAATTAGAACAATTATAATATACATTATTAACAACCTTTACGGGTTGTTTTTTATTATGTTATAATGTTTATAACTTACCATGTTATAAAGTGAAGAGGGTGAAGTCTTGGTTAGTGAAGCACAAAAACAAGCAAAAAAGAATTATGAAAAAGCAAATCCAGATAAAGCGTACTATTGGAAGCGTAAGAGTGAGGCGGGGGGCTTTATTCGCCCATCATCTAAAACAAGATTATATCAATTAATAAAATCTAATATAGATATAAGAGATACTTATATCAGTGACTTGAAAGAGTTTAAAATTGAATTAGATAAGCGCTTAAAAGAATTACAAGGGTAGTTATTATAACTACTCTTATTTTTTACAAAAAGTCGTTGACTTTATAACTTACGATGTTATAATTGAAATCGTCAAAAGGACAACGGCAATAAATACCAAGTATCAAAAATAATTTGAAAAAGGTATTGATAATTATAACATCGGAAGTTATAATAAAGCCGTAAAGTTGATTAGGACAATCACAATAAAGAGCAGTCATCGAACTAGCCTAGGTGATTAAAAATTAATCAAATTTACTTCTTGACAATTATAACTTACGAAGTTATAATAAAAGCACAAACTTAATAAATGGATTGAAAGTGAGTTTACTTGAGTATCTAACTTTGACTTCAAGGTCAACCGCTACAATTCAAAAAATTAAGTCTTGACAATTATAACATCGGAAGTTATAATAAAGACACGATAAAGGAGCAAGCAATCGCAAGCCTTGAAGCGATTAAGAAATAAAAGGTTATCCTTATATAACTTACGATGTTATATAAAATGTTCAAACTAATTGGAAAGTTACCAATTCAAAAAACGTTAGTAAGTCGCAACTCAATCAAGACTGTACCGAAAAGGGTCTGGATAAGGCGCTATTATCACCTAGGGTTATGGTGAAAGCTACCCAACAAGGCTATGCAACGGGTGAAAGATCAGGGCACGTGGAGAGCATGGTGCTAATTCTACAGACTGGGCGTAAACGTTACCGTTAAATAACGACCTCCGCACGGCGGGAAATAATTACAACGGCGAACATTGACAATTAAATAAAACTTGTGAACTCTACCAAGGAAGAAGTGAAATGCTTAAAAATTGGATAGCGAACGCAAGGCGGGTTATATGGTGGCAGCATATAAATCGTGAGTATGAACCATAAAAGGGGAAGATTAGCCTATTAAGTGGGGCTTGAACTGGACGGGGTTTATACATACAAACACTGACGACACTTAACGAACACTATTAATTGTTTTTAGAGAGCCTTATCAATACGATAAGACTCTATATAAAGCGATTAATAATAACCGCTGAAGCAAATTAGAAAGGTTTTGATATTATGATGTCACAAAAGGAACTACAAAAATACGCTGAACAGGATTATAAGTTAGTTGATCCTGAATACATTAAGCAATTAGAACGGGATAGCGAAAAACTAATCAAGTTTAAGAAGTACAGTATTTTAGCGATATTCATTGCAGTTATTGTTATTGTAGTGACCCTTCCACTTTTACGGGCACTATTGACGAACTTGCTAAACTAATGTAATCTTACACTATTAATCACAACAAAAATACTAAAATATATTAATCAAGGGGTAAATATCATGACACAACAAAATACTATTAAGACTTTTAACTACAAGAACAACGTACGCGGCGCACACATTTACACCCAAATTCTAGCCGAACTATTCTTGGCTGCACGTGATGCAAGCAAGCACGGCAATAACTGGGACGAACTCGATGAGTACTATCAAGCAATGACTGGTCAGGGTGATTATGCAGGTACAACATCAAGTGAACGTGCTGAATACATGCTAGACCAACATGGTGACTTTATGACTGGATATGCAGAAGACTTTTTCAACGATTCAAAATACAGCTATGAATGGTTTGTAGAACAACATAACAAGGCGGTTGAAATTGCAAAATCATTCAACCTTGAACACTTAGACATTATCAAATAACTGGAGGTAAGGACAATGGATAAGAATACATTAATGAAAAAGGCAGACGTAATGATTGAAATGATGGGCTGTGCTGAGTTTGTAGATGACCTAATGCGTGCCCTGGATAAGAAGGATCTACAAGATGCATTGGAATATATTGATCAATGCCGTGAATTACACTTATTTGACTAACCACACAATACAACTACTCGGAGGACAAATAACCATGAAGAAAAACATTGCAATTGTAATGCTTGCTATTATCGCACTTGTATGCTTTGGGGGCTGGGTACATTCAGCACAAGAAGCCGAGTCAAATTACAAAGTAATGATGAGCGAAGCAAAAATAATTCGCCAACTCAAAGGTATTGAATAAAAGAAATTTTGCACTATTAATCACAACCACTATTAAAAATCTAACCAATCGAGAAAAACGTAAATAACGGAGGAAATAACAATGAAGAACATTATTAACAACAACGCTAATCAGACTCAAGCTATGGATTTATATATGGGGAGAAATGACGAAGTGCTAGTAAGCATGTTGCAAATCGCAAAAGAAAATAATATCGATTTTCTGAAGTTTGAAGATGATTATATCTTTTTCATTAACTATCGTGAGATTGCTGGTATGAATCAAAGTACAGATTATAAGTACTTTATCACCATTGCAGAAGGAAGCATAAAAGAAGATGTTAACTTTGAAAGAGCATGGTTCTTAACGAATGATGATGAAAAAGTTGACAAAATAAAAGCTTATAAAACAGTTAATGAGTTGAACGAAGAAAAGAATTTAGGAATAAAAAACACTGATAATCTGGACGGGAAAATTTTTCCAGATAGATGGGATCGTGAGGAAATGGCTGTTTCTGGAATGTACTTAGGTCGTCCTAGTTAGAACGAAAAGAATTTATCACTATTAATTACTGAACAGAAAATAAATTAACCAATTGGAGGAAATAGAAAATGAGTAAATTAGACAAAATGAAAAACTACTTAAAGCAGGTAATCGAAATCAATTTTGATTATATCGACGAAATCAAACAGATGCCTCAAAGTCAAATTGATTTCATGGGCGGAGTTGCTGAATGGTATGCAACTACAGGGTGTTCATCTTACTACACCGAAATAGTTAATGCGATCAAGTTTGCAGGTTACAAATATCCAAGTAGTGGAAGTGTTTGGGAAAAGGCAATACAGGTAAAAGATGAAATTGTTAGAGAAAAACTGAACTATTTATCAATTTAGATAAAATATGTATTTTATAAAGAAATTTAGGTGCTCAAAACGTTGATATAACAGCATTTACAAATTGGAGGAAATAGAAAATGAAAGAGTTTAAGAATGTTAATGAATTGAAAAAAGACAATCCATCGTTAGCAAAAGAATTGCTTGAAATGTTTGATGAGGGCGAATGGCAAGAAAATGAACTGTACGTTTATGAAAGCCTAGCCGATTATGCTTATTACGAATTAACCGAAGGTTGGTACGCAGATAAACATTTAGATCAAAAAGATTATAATGGTGCGCCTAATCCAATTGACTTTATTGATCTAAAGGCATTAGGACTTCAATTATCGCGTACATGGGACGAAAGTATACATTACTTAACTAAAGAAAATTGGGTAGTTGAGACTGGTTATGGTTGGAATTAAAAGAAAATTTAGGAGGAAATTAAGATGACTATCAAATTTGCAGGAATTGATGCAATTCCGGCCGATTGTTACATTTTGAATTTTGTTGTTAACGGCAATGATGAAACAATCTTTTGCCAAGGTATTGAGGAATTAATGTCCACTGTTTTGAGCGCCGAAGAATTTGATGATTGGTTAGGTGGTGAGGGTTTGCCACTACTCAACGGAGAGAAAATTAATGACGAAGTTGAATATGCTGAAAAATATATAGATAAAACGGCAGATGACTTCTGCGTATTGTTCGAGAATTAAGAAATTTTCATAACAAAAACACTATTAAAAATAAATTCACTATTAAGAGGTAATTATCATGAATACACAAACACTATTAAACAATGTAGCAACTACTACAAACAACGACGCAATTATTGTAAACGCAAAAGAATTTTTGAAAGCTCTTAGGTTCGTCACGGTTGGTGTAAGCACGAAGAAGTCCCGGCCAACACTAATGAATATTCATGTGGGTATTAATGAGAATGAATTGGTCCTTGGCGCAACGGATTCACACAAATTGACGTATTTAAAGGTGGGGGCAAGTATTCCATCTGAGTTATCTAGTAAAGAATTTTTGGTTGATGGAAAGTTTGCTAAAAACTTATCTAAGACACCGACAAAACACGGGGAATATTTACTTATTAAGCCGGAATTTAATTTTAATGGACGGTCAGTTGGTAAGGTCACATTCATTGACGGTAACAACGAAACATTTATTGATAATCATGGCAGCGATGATTTTTACCCTGAACTAGAACGAGTAATTCCAGATCGTACTTACTTCAGTTTTGAAACACGGAAAAAAGAATTATTGCCAGTGTTAAAAGAATTGAAGAAATTTACCAATGCAAAGGATGGCAATGTTGTTCGTCTTGAAATTCAAGACAATTCGGGAGTAGTTATTGGCGTTGATGGCAACGACAGTAGTATTCAAGAAATTAAGCAAAAGAATTTATTTATTGATGAGAAGCATATTGTAGAAAATGACAAGGGACTTAATTTTGAAATTAATTTTAATTTGAAGTATCTAATTGAATTGGTTCAGAAATGTGATAGCACAGAATTTCTAAAGTTCTCATTTAGTGGAACATTACGACCATTTACCTTTATTCGAGAAAATGCAGGAATTGGTGAAATTTGTCCTATTCGGACATACTAAAAGAATTTTTGGTGGTGATTTTAAATTGAGATTTCTAATTGACACTGGTGACGGATTTAGAGAACGAGTTAATGAACAAGAATTAATAAAGTGGGGCGAGTCATTTGGAATTGGACTAGAGATGACTTTAACCGAGGCAATTCAATCACTAGAGAACGTCGGATATAAAGTGCAAAGGTTAGAAGAAAAAGAAATTTTAGGAGAGTGAAAGCTATGTTTATGGAATTAGTTACCTGGGAAGAAGGAAGTAATGTATATCAATGTTGGTTTAACAAGAAGAAATTAATCAAGGTATTGAATAGTTTGGGGGTTAGTAATTGGAAACTATTCCTGTATAACTACCAGGCTGATGATACACAAATGGTTATGGACGAGTTTGAGAAGCGTGGTTGGAAATATAAGAAAGAAACACTGATGTTTTAAGGTTAAAAAGAAAATTTTGGAGGGCGAATAAAATGGAAATTTTAACAGGTAAAAAAGTATTTATTGTAAAAGCTATGTTAGGTGTAACAAAAGGAATTATTGGAGTGTTTGATAATCAAGAGGCTGCTGAAAGGTATGCTGAAGAGAAATATCGAGTTTGGACTGATGATAATAATTTTACCTGGGCAGAAAATAAAACGGCACAAACAGTTAACATCAAAAATGAAAATCAGGAAACACAATTAAAAGGACACCTAATGATTTCTCAATATAATGTTCGGAGTAAATAAAACAGATATTTTAGAAAAGGTAAGAATTGGAGGAAATTATTATGTACACTATCAAGTACATATGATATCATTGATGTACAGGATAGTGTACAGGAGGTAATGATATGGACAATGTAGTAACACCAACGCAAGGTCGGAAAGAATTTTTCAAGTTGCTTAAACAAGTAAATGAAGATAGACGACCTGTAATAATTCACCCCACAAAAGCCGGAGAGAAAGGGGCGGTTGTTATCAGTGAAGATGATTGGAATGCCATTCAAGAAACACTTTTCCTTGTTAACCAAGGTGTCGATAAACAGATTAAAGAACGAGAAAATGACACTGCTGAAGATTTCGACAAGGTATGGAATGAATTATGAGTTATGCAATAAAGGTTAAGAGTGGTGCCAAACGTGATCTCAAAAAAATTAAAGGTTCGTATTTAGAAAAAAGTTTCCTTGAGATTATCGCCCAGTTAAAGGAAAATCCTTATCAGAATAATCAAAGTTTTGAAAAATTAGTGCCACCAATTAAAGGGTTTTACTCTCGACGAATTAATGTTCAACATAGAGTGGTATATAAAGTGAACGAAGAGAAAAAAGAGGTAATCATCTACTCGGCGTGGGGTCATTATGAGTAAGAGATATATCTCTTTTTTCTTAGTAAATAAAAGACGTATTTTAGAAAAGGTAAGAATTGGAGGAAATTATCATGATAAAAACAAAATTACGTACAGAATTAGTAAGTTTGGTGGAAACAGCTTATGGCGAGGCTATTTTGACAATGCAACGTGGTAAAGAAGAAAAAGAACTTGTTATTGCTGAAACTGGTTTATCAGGGGTAGTGTACGACTCCGCTATTGATTATTATATGTATGACTTAAATTGGACTGAAGAACAATTTGATAATTATTGGGAAAACGGCGGTGAAGATAAGGAAATCGACAATTACGTTGACGGAATTGTTGATTACTACGATGATTGGTCCACTTGGGAAGAAATTGCTTAATTTGTAAAGCAGATCTGTTAGAAAAGCTAAAAATTGGAGAAAATAGAAAATGACTGATTTTGAAAGATTAACTCATACTGAAATTAAAGAAATTATTAAGAATAGCAATCATACAAGTTATGCCAGTATTAAAAAATTCCATGATGAGGGGTTATTGGAAGTGTTTCCTTCAAAAGAAGATGTATGGTCAGGCTACTATGATGATGAGAAGTTGACATTATCTACTGGGAAAGTTGTTCTGTTCATCGGCGGGTAAGGCATATTTTAGAAAATAATTTTTGCCTTCTTGGTAATTACTTGTAATTACTTTGCAGACATGAGAAAATAATGTTGAGGTGATAATATGGACATTACTAAGACAAGAAAACAAGGGAATGCGGTCATGGTGACTATTCCTAAGTCTTTTAATGTTGGTGAGGGAGTAACCCTACGCCCAAGATTGACTGACAAAGGAATCTTTTATGAATTTGTTAATGAAGATGATTTCTTTGACTTTGACGAGGATATTCTAAAAGATTTGGTGGGTAAAGGTTTCGAGGGACAGAAACTTATTGACCAGTTCAAGAAAATGAAGAAAAATATTCCTGCTGCGATGGATAAATTGATAGGTGAAGCAGAGAAAGAAACTTCAAATGCTCATTCCATGAGTAGAGAGGAGTTTGAAAAGAAAATTGGCTTATAATATTAATCCATCAAAGCGAGTAATTAAATATTTGAGGAAATTAAAGAATAGACAACTCAAAGAGAAATTTACCGATGCAATCTATGGAACGATAGCGAATGACCCATATGTAGGAAATGAAAAGCGTGGCGATTTAAGCAGCTACTTTGCCTATGGATTTAAATATGATCGGGTTGATTATAGAATTGCATACACTATTAATGATGATAACGAGATTGTAATTGTTGTTTTGGCTGGGTCACACGAGAAATTTTACGAACAGCTAAAGAGGATTGTTAACAGATAGGCTGCCGTGGAGAAAAAATACGATAGCCTTATTTGATAAAACACGTCTTTTACAAAAGAAATTTTCATAGAAGTTAAAAGACTTCATTTGAATTATGTTTAGCGAGATAACTAGGCAGCATTCAAATGAAGTCTTTTATTACAAGGAGGGACTTGTTATTGTAAATAGTTTGATTAAATCACCTTATTTGAGTATAATATAATAAATTATAAGTACGAGGTGAGTTAAAATGGGTATTAGCGTGAAGGACAAAAAGACACAGGCAAGAGTGCAAGCTAATGTTGATGCTGATGTCAAGGATATGGCAGAAAGCGTAATTAAAGCGGTTGGACTAACACCTACAGTAATAATTAATGGTCTTTATAGAAAAATTGCGACTACAGGAAAAATTCCTTTAGATTTTTCTCTAACTTCGGAACAAATGGCAGACTTACAACTTCAAAATGCTGTAAAAAAGTTACCAGTGAAGAAGTTAAGAACGAAGAAAGAAATAGAGGACTTTTTCAACGATGAAGATTAACGAGATTTATACGGCTTATGTAGCATGGCAAAACGGTGGTAAACGTCGTCCTATACTTATTATTGAAACGGAAGAAAATAATTTTTCTTTCCTAAAAGTAACAAGTAAGTATAAGAACAAATCAGAGAAAATTAAAAAGCTTTATTATCCTTTGCAAGACTGGAGAGATGAAGGTCTAAGAAAACAATCATATATTGATACGGGAGCTTTGTTAAGTATTTCAAGAAGTGAAGTATCGTTAAATTACGTAGGCCGGTTAACCCGAAAAGATAAAAGTGGATTGACGAGATTTATTGAAAACCGTGATTGGTAAAACGAAGGCTTTATATATTTAGGAGGATTTATGGATAGCGTAGAAAAAACGAGATTAGAAAAAGATATTATGAGTGTTTTAAAAACACCTGCTGGAAATAAAGAAAAATTACAGGTAATTATGACTATCATTAAAGGACATGACAATAACCTGTTAAATAAAGTTGGTAATCAAATTGGTGTTGTACTTGATATGAATAAATAGATCGGTTAGCTTAAAGTGAATATTAATAAGGTAGCGCTGTGAAGTAATTTTCATGGTGCTTTTTGATTTTAAAATTTAATTCAATACATGGAGGAATATGAAATGAATTTAATTAATCGGATCGGTGAAGAATTAGGCTTTGCCTTTAATTTTGTAAAGGTCGGGTTATTGTTAACGTGCTTATTGGTAGCAATTGCAGATTTATTAATGTAGGAGGGTAGAATTATGAATAGAGGAAGATTAATTCAAGAAGAATATAATTTTTTCGAGATTATGTGTAATGAATTGGGTGTACGAGGACAATTTGCTCATGATAACAATGGTTTGGAATATATGGTAATAATTGCACCAAACGGAGCAATTAGAGCTGTTCCATGTCGAGTAGAATGGCTAGATTTTTTAACAGATGGACTTGATAGAAATGAGGCAATCTATGAAATACGAAAAGATTTATTAACTAAGTTCATGTCAGGTGGCTGTGGAGTGGATACATCACCAACGGAGCTAACGTATAAAGATCGAAAATTTTTCAATGCATTTCGACAAGGTGTTTTGAAATTAATGGGAAGGATTTAGAGAAAATGCGATTCATTATATTTGATACAGTGGTACTATTTGTAGCGTTGATTGGCAGTATTATAGAGAAACGAAAAATTGATAAGCAAGAAAGAAAAAGGGGCGGTCGTCATTCAAAACGATCGTCTTTTTAGATAACGGAGGTAAATATTATGAGTAAAATTTTATATAAACAGGGAGACGTTCTTTATATGGACTTTAGTCCGGCGGTTGGTTTTGAAATGGATGGAAAACATCCAGCAGTAATTATTTCAAACGATAGATACAATCGCAATTCAGGCTATTTGATGGTTGTACCAATTACATCTGGGGGACTTATTTCAATGGTTACGTTAATTTGGTTGGGTACGAAAAAATTTATGGGCGAGTAAATGCTACACAGATTCATTGTTATTCTCGTGAAAGAGTGCGTTCTTTACCAATGGATAAATTACGACTAGAAGATTTCAACAAGGTTCAAAGACAACTTAGTAAAGTAATTAATGATTTTTGTATATAGCGTTTTCAGCGAAAGAAATTTTTGGTAAAATAAAAGAGTTTTAAAACTAAATGGTCAATCGACGCAATTAGCTACGCTGATTGACCATTTTTGTGTAATTAGGAGGATATTTATATTATGGAGACTTTAGCAACATTATTAGAATTGGTATTTTTAGTATCGTTTATTGTAGCGATTGTTTACGGTATTAAATGGTTCAAAAATAGGAATGATAAAGAGAATGACTTATTTAAGAAAAACAAGAAACGTTTTTGGATTAGTATTGCTGTAGTTGTGATTTCCTTTATCCTTGGAGGAATGGCTCAGAGTAGCGCTGATGACGCCCAAGAACAGGAAGCTACAGCACAACAAGAAAAGAAAGATAAATCAAACTATAAGGATGATAAAGAAGAATTCGCCAACGAATACTTTGCACTTGGTCATAAGGTAGAAACGCTCTCTTCAAAAGAAGGAGAAGAATGGAATGACGCTATAGAAAATTCCGACGAAGATTTTGATGTAGATTCTGCTATTGATACTATTCAAAATAACCACACTGATGAAATAGACGATATTGATAGTAAACTTAGCGATCTTCATGACTTAGACCAGAAGATTCAGAAAAATGATTCGGTCGACGATTCAGATAAAGAGAAATTTCATAATGCATATTTAGACGTAAAACATTTTGCCAACCATGCTACTAATATTAGTGGAAGCTACAATGATTTTATGGACGAACATAATGATTTAGATCGAAAGGTAGCTGACCATGTAGAAGAACTTCAAGACCTTTAATATAGTTAGCGATGGGAGAAAATTTACTATGAAAAAATATTTTAGAATTCTAATTGCTGTTTTTGTGGGAATTGGCGTTATATCTATTTCTGGTAGTGTACACGCTATGACAACAAAAGACTTGTCGGGAAGAGTATATAAAGTATCGACAAATTTTGATGATGTAAATTTTGAACAATATGTCTATTTTGATAATAAGGGGCATTGTGTTGTCGTAGGAGATCCCAGTGACCCAGATAACGACGATGCAAAAAGTGATCAACGGAAGATTAATAAATTAATCTTAAATAAAAAATCAGCGAAGAAACAGTTTAAGGGTGCCGATAAATATAAAATAGAAGATAATGAATTTAAAACAGATGCTTCTATTTTCCCTATGTTGCCAATGTTAGATAATCCTATAGAAATTGTGTCTGATAATATTGACAATATTACTGTTCGTTTCTTAAACAACAGTCCACGTGCTCGAATGTTGAGTGATGATGGGAATGGGATATATATGACATATTCAATGACTACAGCCGACCCATCAATGCAATATAGATTTCAGTGGTAAAGCGAACTAAATAAAATACAGTTTTTATAAAATTATATTAAAATGTTTATAGAATAAACATTAAAATTACGGAGCTATATTATATGGCTCCGTTTTTTTAGTACCCTTATTCTATATAAGCTTATTAAAAATAAGTAAATTTCAACACCTCTAACATACCTATTTTATAGGAAAAATCAAACCTCCTAAATTAAACCGTACTTTATAAAAACTGTATTTCTTTTCAGCGGTAGTACATTAAACCATAGTCACAAAAAGAAAGCGGTAATAATTAATGATTAAAGGAATTAAATTGCGACTATATCCCAATCAAATGCAACAAAACCTGTTATTTCAAATGTTTGGTAATACCCGCTTTGTATGGAATCAGATGTTAGCAATGGCTAAGGCAAGGTACAAAAATAATCCAAGTTCTCGATTTATAGATGAATATGGTATGAATTACTTTCTTAAACCGTTAAAAGAAGAATATCCATTCTTGAAAAACAGTGATTCTACTAGTTTGCAAGTGACAAACCATAACTTAGCTCAGGCCTTTAAAATGTTATTTCAACATAAAGGTGGTTATCCTCATTTTAAGAGTCGCAAGATCAGTAAGCAATCATATACGGGCCGCAATGGGTGTCGTGTAGAGGCAAAAAGGCGAATAAAATTGCCTAAAATTGGGAGCATACGTACTAGTAAGACTACGCATCTCATTGGTTGTAACATCAAGCGCTACACCGTCACTTATGAACCGACTGGTCGTTACTATGTATCATTTCAGGTCGAAACTGAAATTAATCAGTTACCGAAAACAGGAGATGCAGTTGGTATAGATGTTGGGCTTGCGAACTTGGCGATTACTTCTGATGGTCAAAAATATGGTACTTTCGATGCCTGTTGGGTAGAAAAACAAGCACAAATATGGCAATCAAAGTTTAGTAAGCGTAAATATCGTGCGATGGTGGCAGTACGTCACTGGAATCATAATCATAAAGCCTTTCAGATGGAATTAAGTGACTATCAGAATTGGCAACGTGCGAGAATTCAAAAATCACGCTATCAAAAGAAAATAGTAGATAAACGAAAAGATTATTTGCATAAGGTAACAACAGATTTAGTTAAAAAATACGATGTGATTGTCATTGAGGATTTGAAAATCAAGAATCTTCAAAAGAATCATCATTTGGCTAAATCAATTGCCAATGCGAGTTGGTATCAATTTAGGACCATGTTGGAATATAAATGTGCGTGGTATGGAAAGAAGCTAATAACTGTTAAGCCAAACTATACTAGTCAAATTTGTAGTCAATGTGGCTATCACAGTGGTAAGAAACCACTAGAAATTCGTGAGTGGATGTGTCCAAATTGTGGCACCCATCACGACCGAGATATTAATGCAGCAGTTAATATCTTGAAACAAGGATTAAAGCTAATTGGCTAGGGACTAGCCGTGGTAAAAGAATGAAGTTCTGTAAGTTAGGTATTCAGAATACTGATATAACATCCTAAATACTACTTCGTGTTCCCAGAAACATACCGACTTTAGTTGATATGTAGTTCACAAAATCCGCATTTGTTATAAGAGATATGGAGGAATCGATATGAGTGAAGAAATGATAAATGTATATCAAACTTGGATTAATTCGTTGGCATCAGCAAATACAATTCATAAGTACACAAGCTCTGTAACATTGTTTAGTAATATGGTATTTAAGAAAAAACCAACAGAACTTTCCGAATTTGATTTAGTTCATTTGCGATACAGTGACGTATTGAATAAATTTGTTACACCACTTAAGGAAAATGATATTAAAGGCTCAACCATTAAGGGACATTTAATTGCGGTTAGATCTTTAATGAAGATGATTAAAAAAGAAGGTATTTATGATAAAGCCAATATTGACGATTTAAATAATTATGTGTTAACGGACAAAACGTTAAAAACTAATGACGTAAAGCATCATGAAGCAATCTCGTTAGAAGAATTAGATCAGTTTAAGGATTTCTTAACTAAAAGAAAATATCGTGATGACCAAGATGGAATGATGGGTAAAAAATATGCTGAGTTAGTAGACTTTATGTTCAAAACTGGTATTCGTGTCACAGCTACATTCTCAATCAAATGGATAGATTTTCAATTTATCGTTGCACATGACGGTACTCGTTTTGCTCGTTTAGATGTGATTGATAAGGGGCATAAGTTAAATACTAAATACCTTACATTAAGCTACTACCAAAATTTACATGATTTGCTCTTTACGGGTAGTGACGAAGAATTTGTTTTTGGCGAATTATCACATGAGTCGTTAAAAAATGCTTTTCGTGATTTCAGTAAGAAGATTAATCATAAGTTATCTCCTCACTCGTTACGTGCTGGCGCGGCCACGACACTTTACTACCAAACAAAGGATATTATGTTGGTAAAGGATTTTCTTGATCATGAAAGCGTAGCAAATACAGAAAAATATATTCATAATCAAACAGATCCTACTATGACAGGTACGGCAATGCTTACCTCAGATTATGATTACTCAGAAATTGATAACCTCTCTAAAGAACAATTACTAATGTTAATTCATTCACGTCCCGAAATTGAAAATGTAGTATATCGCGCCGGAAAAGATCATAAAGTATTAAAATAAACAAAATTATTCACTAATATCTCGTTCATTTGGGAGTAATGTCTATTCTGTTTATGTTAAGTTAAGAAAGTGTTAACATAACAACACAATTGTATTCGATGTATGGATTTGAGTTGTAATTAAGGGTATAATACAATTGCTTAGATTGATTAGGAATAGGCATAATATAGAGGAATGACATGGAAAATAAGATAATTTTAGACAGAATCGGTAATCTTAATAGGATAATTAATGATCTAGGGGAGAGAGATCAGAAAGAAATTAGTGAATTATTATTGTCGGTGGATTATAATTCAGAACAAATTGAAATTATATTTCACGTGTTTTTTAATAACTTCATGAATGATGAGTTAAATAAACGCCTTCAACTCCGAACATATCGAATTGGAAAATATAGGTCTTTTAATCCTAAATATGAGATTGGGAATAACATAAAACAATTAGCATGGTATTACTATGCAGAACGGCACAACGAAGTAAGTGCAGCAAGTGCTAATGCTGCGTTGACCGATGTGGAAACAATCGAAAAAAAGTATAACATTCCATTTTGGGAATTCAATAAAGTTCAGATAAAAGAGTTTCGTGAATATTTGCTTGAAGAGAAGAAACTTAATAAAAAGACGGTTGATAATAAATTAGGATATTGTCGTACCTTAGTGCGATCAATTAACGATTTGTTATCAAAATACAATGACAAGAAGATAGCGATTGAAGATAATTGGGCTTTACACTCAAATAAATGGAAACCTAGAAAAGTACAACTGATTACGTATGATGAACTTATGGACAATTTTATGCCAAAATCGTCAAGTCCAGAAAACTTAATTGCCCTACTTCTTTTTAAAGGTGTATATCTTGCCAGAGAAACGGAAGATAGCGAAATCGCTCGCATTAAGCTAAAGGACTTTAACGGAAATGAATTAACTGTCCATGGTAAATATGGTGATAGAATTGTTAAGTTTACTCCAAAAGAAATGGAGTGGATAAATTTAGGGATAAAAGAAGTCAAGGTGAAGAATGCAGGAGGGGCTAGTCCTCAAACTGACAAATATTTTATACCTGTAACACAAGATTCTTATCTTTTTCGTAAATTAAAATTTATAAGTAATGAAGAAACTCCACTGGGACATTGGACTCTTAACAAGAGGCTTAATGAAGCATGGAAAATGGTATATGGCAAGGATTCAAAGATTAGTGCCAATAAATTAAGAACATCTGGAATACTTGACCTAGTTAATCGTAGGCTTATAGCTAAATACGGTACTCTACGACCAGAACATCAATCTGATGTAGTGATCGAGATTATAAAAGTATTTGGTGAGGTTGGCGACTATTCAGAAAACGAGATTAAAGAGGCTATCTCTTCACAGAAGTCAGCAAATTCAATTTGGCATCGTGGGCTTATGTACTATCACGACAGAGAAAACTTAATGAAAGTAAAGCAGTAGTTAATTTAGCAGTATAACTACTGCTTTTTTAGTTTTCTTAAAAAAGTGTTACCGATAGGTGCAATTTTGTGACTTGCATATCTCTTTTTTGTTATGATAACTGAGCGTTATTAATCACAACGAAAATATTAATATCTATCAAAAAAGGAGGAGTATCTATCTTAAATATAGCCATTATGGGTTCTAGTGGTGGTGCCGGTAAAGACACAGTAGCAAATTATATCAAAGATAATTTATTCAACGGCCGTGCCGTTAAACACGCATTAGGGGAACCTATTCATGAATTAGCTGAACAATTTGCTGGGGATAAGGTACAGCGTCATCATTTGCAAGATCTAGGAGAAAGTATCAGAAGTATTTTTGGTCATGAAGCGTGGATCAATCTACTTGACGAAAAATATGGCGGTATTGACGTGCCATTAATAATTCCAGATATTCGCAAATTATTAGAATATTCACACTACTGTATCGAAAAAGAGTTTAAGCCGTTATATGTGTATACTGACCCAGAAATTGCAAAAAAGAGACTAAAAGATCGAGATGGTGGTTATAACGAGGAAGATTTAGGTAAGAATATCGAACGGCAAATGGACTTCTTACAAGACTATGGTCGTAAACAATTCCCTAAGCGCTTCGTTACACAGTTAAATGCACCATATCCATTCGGCGAAATTTATGTTATTGATAACTCGGGTTCACTCCAAGATACATATCGACAATTAAATGAATGGTGGGAATTGATTCATGAGTAATTTTACACACAAATACGACATAGAAGTTGGATTAGATTTAACTAAAATTCTTACTCCAGAAGCTATTCCTGGTATTAAAGCCTATTTAGGTGTCGATAACGACAATGAACTTCTGAATGCTATCGCAGAAGATAGATACCAAAAGTTAGTCCAAGCATTACAAGAGGCTGGATTTGGAGTTATTCGCGCAGGATTCTCAAGAATTGAAGAGAAAGACCATGGTGAACAAAAGGATGCAAGCACGTCACCTTTAAATAAAGCTAAGGACCATAACGTTAGCAAAGAACAAAAAGGTGAGCAATTAAGTCTTGAAGAATTTAGTAATACACTGATCTCGCTTTTAAAGGGCGAACAAAAAAGGATCTCTGATAATGACGGAGAAATCATCAAGGTGGATATTGACGCAGATTATATTAGTATTGCTCCAAACTTTGATGTTATCCGTAAAGAGGCTGGATTAAACAATGAAATAGAATTTAATTTTGAAGAGTTAAATGATGGGGTAATACTAATCTCATATACAGATCCTGAAAAACAACAATTACAATTTAAGAAAATTTCCAAGGAGGAATTAGTTAATGCCAAAGGCTAAGTTAGAAAAAGAATTAAAGCCGGGAATTGCCCGTTTTATTGCTCGAGGACGAGCTTCTATTTCAAGCGACACATTCCCTGCACAAACTACTGAATCTAAGTCAGGTTGGGTATATAAACGAGTAGGCTTCCCAGTTAAGATTGGTGATAGTAATTCTATTTATGTACAAATGATGGGTGGCTACTCAAAGCGTAAGCCGGTTGTCCATGTATTTAACAAGGATACTAATCAACATATGGAGCTTGATTGGGATTTACGTGATAACGAAGATGCTCTTAAAAATGTTGCCGAATTCTCATTCATCAATGTTGCTCTTGAACGCGACGAAAAAGGAAAGTTAATCCGAAAACGTTTCTTATCTGAACTAGATGCTATTAATTACATGAACGAACACTTACATGACGGCCAAGAAATTTACGTTAGTGGTAACGTTGAATACCAACGTTACGATGGAAAGATTAGTCGTAGTTTCAATGTCACAAATATTGGCCTGTACGACGGTAAGGATAATGAGGAAGTAGAAGAAAAGGCGGAAATGCGTCAAACCTACTTGCTAGAAAGTACGGCGTTGCCAAGAGATTGGGAAAAGACATTAAAAGAAAGAAACGAGATTGTTGTTAATGCCTTTGTCCCACAATACGTTGGTAAGGAAAATGGCAAGGAAATTAAAAAGACGCTTGCTTTCCCACAACAATTTACTATTCAAACTACAGAAGACAAAGTAGATATGATGACCAAAGCTATCGAAACGCTTTTTAAAGTCAAAAAAGGCGTAGTTCGTGAAATTGGTCTCAAGAATAATATTGTTCACGGTTATGAAAAGAGTACGGGTAAGATTCAACGAAGTAAGCAGGTTATGGAATTGATTCAACTTGGTATTATGACCGAAGAACAAATTGAAAACGAAGAAACAATTGGTGACCGCAGTGTTGACAAGGTTATTTTCAAGATGCCATTAATGAACGTTGATGGTGAAAAGTCAGATTTCATGTTAGCAGACAAGTATTCGCCTGAAGCATTGATTGTCGTTGAAGATGATGAAGATATTGAAGAAAATACTAGCGTGTTCAACGAGGACGATAATAAAGATGAAGAAGCCAATGCAGACGCAATGTTTGGCGGTCTGTTTAAATAATAGTAAAACTCTCCCATTAGTCACAACAAAAATACGAAAATATATTTAATAAGGGGTTATTGTATGGCGTTAGATTTGGATATGTTGCGAAAGCCTAATAGCCGAAAAAAAGGCTTAAAGATTTTAGTATATGGTCCGACAGGTGTCGGTAAAACAGTTTTCGGTCTTTCATTCCCAGAAATCATTGCAATGGATAGTGAAGACGGGTATGCGTGGTACGAAGGAACGGAACGAGCTAAGAATTTATTAGGAATTGTTGATTCTCAATCCTTTGATGATTTAGCTAATTTGATTGATGAATTAGACAAAAATGTAGACGACTTCAAGACATTAATTATTGATTCAGAAACTAAGATTTACGAAAACATTCAAGAAGCTCTTCAAGAAGTTGAAGAGTCACGAGCAATTCGTAAAGGAAAAGATGTACTTGATGCTAATTTGTCTGTACGTTCATGGGGAAAGATTAAGCAATTAGCGAGTCGCTTGCAGAACTTAAAACTTAAATTAGCAAGTCAAGGAATTAATATTGTGTCAATTGCTCAGGCTTCAGATGTAATGAAAGATGCAGGTGGCGGTGTCCGTGTTAAGACTGGCGAGAAGCCGGATATGGCAAAGAAGGCGCCATTCGATTACGACGTGGTTCTTCGATTATTTACTCGTGATAATAAATACTTTGGTGTAGTTGAAAAAGACCGTACTGATACCTATGCTCGGGGAGCCGAAATCGAAAATCCTTCGTATGCCAACTGGGCCAAACGCTTAGAAGCAGATGACAACAAGGGTAATGTTATTGTTAAAGACTTTAGTAAGGATAAGAAAAAGGCCAAGGTCGCATATGAAGAAAGTATTACTTCTGAAATGCCGTTTGAAGATCAAGTAGCAGATTTCTTATCTTTGTTAGAAGGTCAAGATAAGAAGCAAGAATTTGCTACTAAAGTTAAAGAGATGACTGGAAGCAAGACTTTAAGCGCATTAACTAAAGAACAGCAGAATAAAGTTATTAAGTATATAAATGAACAAAAGGTGAAAATTTTAGACGAAACACCGGTAGCAGCTTAATAACACATAACATATTTAATTACGAGGATTTTCCTCGTGTACATAATCATAATTGTGGAAGAAATTAATATCTGAGTGAAATATCAGCCAATATCATTAAATGTCGTGATAAATATAAGATGGTGCCCGATAAATCTTTGAGAGGGGGTGATACAAACGATAAGAACAGAAAAAGTTAGATTATATCCTAATAGCATAATGAAACAACAGTTAAAGGATCTTTGTGACTATCGTCGCTATTGTTGGAACAAGGGTTTGGCGCTATGGAACGATATGTATGATGAGTCTGTCTTGCTAGGCAATAAGAAATTACGACCCAACGAAAGGAAGGTTCGTAATGAACTTGTAACTAACAAACAAGATTGGCAATATCTATATTCGTCTCGTTGCCTACAATTAGCGATTTCTGATCTTGGAAAGGCTTGGGAAAACTTTTTTAATAAAGCGCAATCCGATTGGGGAATACCCAAATTCAAATCTAAAAAAGCTCCTAAACAAGGCTTCAAAACTGATCGAGCAAAGATTGTTAATGGGAAGCTGCGATTGGATAAGCCTAGAGGAATTAAAGAATGGTCGGATATTAAGATTGCAGGTGTAAAATCTCTAGATGGTGACTTAAAGGTTGTATCAATTTACCGTGAGAACGGCAAATATTGGGCATCACTGCCTTTTGAAGTGACGATTAAGCATAAGCCTAAAACGGAGCAGAAGACAGCAATTGATGTCAATGTTGGACACTTTAATACTCCAGGTGGTCAAATTACCATTATTCCAAAGCGATTAGATAGGCTTTATAAACGGATTAAGCATTACCAACGCCAATTAGCTAAGAAACGAATTGTTAATGGTAAACAAGCATACCAATCAAATAATTACGTTAAAACGAGAGCCAAGTTACAACGTGATTATCGTAAAGTAACTAATATTCAGCGTGATATTATTCAAAAGTTTACTACTAAGCTAGTCGATGATTACGATCAAATCGTAATTGAAGATCTGGATGTTAAACAAATGCAAATGAGTCATGTCGCTTCTAAGGGTTTACAACGTTCGTTGTTTGGTTACTTTCGCCAAGTTCTTACATACAAATGCGAGTGGTATGGCAAAGAATTGATCCTCGCCAATCAGCATTATCCAAGTACGCAACGCTGTTCACAGTGTGGGTACATTAAAACTGGTGAGGATAAGATTACTCTAGCTGGGAATCAGAAATATCATACTAAGCATAACGAGTACATATGTTATAAGTGTGATGCAGTAATGGATAGAGATGAAAATGCTGTAATGAATTTATTACAGTTAGCATAAATAAGAATAAATATTAACGGGGTGGGCTACATCCTTAAACTATCAGAGTTGGTCAATGTCATTACCCTCTAGTTAGGATATGGGAATACCGATGTTGACGGTAGTAAATAAAATTAAGAAAGGAAAAGCTATATAATCCTTTTTGAACGTAATCAAATTTAATTAATGATTATATTTGTTCGTATTTTATATAGCAGGTTGGATTAGTATCGTTACAAAAGAATATAGCTATGTTAATAAAAAAGGTGAACATATTAATGTTACTCACCAACATTTAAATGTAGCTAGTGAAATTAAAGAAGAGTTGCAAAAAACGTCCCCATCGCGGCGTTGCTCATGGTCTAAGCACAAGAAGATGATGGAACAAGAGGGGTTCTATGATAGTGATACTAACGAAAACTATCGTGGACTTATTAAACGTTTTCAAAAAGATTCTGGCCGTTTGAAAGATGCAACTACTCATGCGGACTTGATTGCTGATAATAAGTTGCAAAGTATTCAGAATGCAATTGGTCAATTGAATAGTAAGAAGTTGGAAACACAAGAACAGGGTCGGGCAATTCGGCGATTAGTTCGTCAAACTAATAAAGACCTGTTGTTCATTAATGAAATTAAGTCGGCGTTAGAAAAGACCGATTTTGTTTTAGCAGAAAATCCAGTAATTCTTCCTGACGCTGGGCAGGATACAAATAGCTCAATGATTGTTTGTTTATCCGACATTCATTATGGTGCATATGTTGATATGCCAGAAAACTATTATGATACACAAGTGGTTGAAGGTTTATTAATTAAATATGCTGATAAAGTCATTAAACTTATCGAAGAAAATAAAGTCTATAGCGTTGATATTGTTAATCTTGGGGACATTGTAGAACATGCTTACATGCGTAACCAGAACTTATACGACTCGGAAGAAACTTTGTCTGAACAAATCGTTCATGTAACAAAATTAATCATTGATTTTATTCAACGAATTCGGCAACATGTAGAGCTAATTACTTATCGCGGAATTGCTGGGAACCATGATCGTATGCAAGGTGACAAGAATTCTAACTTAAATTCTGATCATGCGGTAAATATTAGCAATCAGATTATTAAGATGTGGATTGAATTATCGGGATCAGACGTAGAATTTATTGATTCAGATAGCTATTTTACAGATATTAATGTGCAAGGCTGGAACTTTGCATTTGTACATGGTGATAGAAACAGTTTGAATAAAAAGACTACATTGGCTGAACTAGGAGAACAATACGATCGTCATTATGATGCTGTCCTTGGAGGACATTTACATCGTTTCTCAATGTTAGAAGTGGGTGACAATCGTTTCCAAGCAACTTTTGGATCGATCAAAGGAATGGATGAGTACAGCAAAAAAATAAGTGCGAAGTCCAGTCGTTCTCAAGGTGTTGTTTTGGTTAACCAAAACGAATTTGAAATTCGAAAGGTTAAATTATAATGGCTGTTCAAAAGTGCTATTACTGTGCTAATCCATTGAATGAAGAAGATATGGTAATCAAGCCAATTCCGCTAAAAACTAAGCGAGGGTCTAGGAATTATAAGCGTAAATTCCATATTGACTGTTTGCCTAAGTATCTTAAAGAACATAAAGACATCAAGTTCAAGGAGCAAGAAAACAGTGATTGGGATCAAGTTTATCGGTATTTCAAGTCAGAAATATTAAATCTTCCCGCTGGCGCCAACTTATCAAAATATTGCGTTGAACGTCTATTAGGATTGAGAGTGGGAAAATTTAGACCCTCAAGTACAAATGTGCGTGGAAATAAGCAAGGATACTCGTTCAAAACAATCTATTATACGCTGTTATATTCTTATGACGCCATAAAAAAAGCGCAGAAAACAGTCGATTTTAACAACGAAGAACATGAAGTTAATTACATCATGAAAATCGTGACAGGAAATATTAATTTTATCCAGAGAAGATTAGATGCCTTAGATAAAGAGCGGAAAAAAGTAGAGAAAATTAGTAAAGAAGAAGAGAAGAAGATCGAACAGCCTACAGTCGCTTACAAGCGCAAAGGCTCTGGGAGACGGAAGGTTGATTTTATTTAATGAAAGATAAACACATGTGGGTAGACCAAAAAATCGAAGAGCATAAACATGTATTAATGGCCTCATTTGGTTTTCAAGGTCTATTGAAATCAAGATTAAAGCTTCCATTGATTCTAAAGATTATAAGAGAAATGCCAGGGAGCGCAATTGAAAATGTAACAATCTTTTTTGATGAATTACGTGAGCATTATCTTGCTGATTCTCAATTCAAACAGTTTAGATTAAGCGAAGTTGATAGATTTATTTCAGAAGAGAAAAGTTTGGTAGGGTTGAAAGTTATTAATAATTAGGGGGTTCGGCGATTGGTAGAAAAGGTAAAACAAGAAAATACCATTATAAAATCTGACTTTTATAAAGAGCTGAAAACTCAAAGAGGTATCATCGAGAGTCAATTAATTTTTTCCCTTTACGGTGATACAAATTACTTTTTTGATTACCCTGTAAATCCAAACGATATTTCTAATTCGATGTGGCGTTTCTACTATCATATGCTGAAAGAGATGGTCGAGGATCGTGGGCTTAAAACTTTGGATGCAGTATCCGTAGGTGCCTACGTAAATTCCAAAGAAGAGAAAATTCAAAAAGCATATTCAGAAGCTGGTGGTTACGAAACCATTGAAAAGGGTATTGCCATTGTTGAAAAAGAAAATGTCGATAGTTATTACAATGAATTGCAACGTTATAAAACGTTAATGAAACTGACTGAGATGGGATTTCCTATTAAGCAGAACTGGGATAAATACCAGGAAATGGACTTGGAAACCCTCAATGAAGTATTAGAAGGTCTTATAGCAGAGGCATTTGTAGATTCTCAATTTGGAAATGACCGAGTTGAAGAAATGTTTGATGATGTTGATGAAATGCTTAAAGAGGCTGATGAGGGTATTGCACAAGGACTACCATTAGGAAGTCCATTAATGGATTCAATTCAAAACGGGTTAGCCCTAGGAAATATTACAATGTTAGCTGCCAATTCGGGGGTAGGGAAGACGTTTCTCACTACCCTTTTGCATATTCAAAGTTCAATTAATAACGAGGAACCTGTCTTAATTATCGCTAACGAAGAAGAAAAAAGTCGATATGTTCAAGGATTACTAACAGCTTATATTAACGCTCGCCATAAGGAGGCCATGTTTAACAAGAATAGGTTCTTACGAGGTAGTTTTACCGATGAAGAATGGGAATATTTAAACGAGGCCAAAGAATGGTATTTGAGAAAGGTGTCAGAAGGTCTAGTTCGTTTTGTTAATATGAATGAGTTTAGTATGGCAAAGACAATTCGACTTATTAAGAAGTATGCTCGATTATATGATGTACGGTATTTTATCCTTGATACATTGAAATTGGATAACGATACATATAGTCGGGTTAACGATAGTTCCTGGCTACAATTACAACAGAATATGGTGAAGCTATATAACGTGATTAAGCCTAGTAATTTGAACGTCCATGTTTGGGTTACTACGCAGATGACCAAAACTAATCGACGAGCACGTTATTTGGATCAAAGCATGATTGGAATGGCGAAGAATATTACCGACGTAGTATCGTCATTGATTTTAGTACGTATGGCCTCTCAATCAGAGGTGAGTGGGAAGAATGCTATTAAGGTAGTTAACTCAAGGGGACACTCAGAAATGTTAGACGAAGATAATGATTACATGATTGTTTTCTGGGATAAAAACCGACAAGGTCAGACTAATCGACAGGTTGTTCTGGAGGTTGATCGTGGACTTAATCTTATTCGTGATGTTGGAAAAACACAAATTAATAATGATTTAGAATAATTTATTTTTCTAGTGTCATGGACTTGGGTTATATGATATTATGTATATTGTTAAACACAACAAAAATATTTTATATTGATTTTAGATAAAAACACAAGAAAATAATATTTTAGTTTAGAGAGGCTGGAAGGCATGAAGCAAACATACTCAGACGAATTTTACAATCATTTGTACCGTTTGGAATCGTATAACAAGATTGGCGAGAGCTGGTCACGAAAAGCTGACAAAAATAACCCGGATTTAATTTGGATACGCAATTATATTAAAGAAAATAATTTATTTGACGAATATAGTCATGATCGGCTAGAAAGAATGCTTAACAATTGCATTAGTCGTGGACTGGTTACGATTAAAGAAATTGCCGATGACTTAGAATTATCGGTACGTAAGATGCACAATCTATTAGTCAAGTATGACTTGCTAAGAAAACAACGTCTTGCGTACTATGCGAAAGTCGGTTATGTGATTACTGATAAGAATAATGATAATCCGGTATTCGTTAAGAGTATTTCTCATGGCTTAAGAGTTGCACCTGAACTAAGTAGACGGTCATTCGTTAATCTTGAAGGTCATAGAGTGATGCGAAACGGTCGTCATTTATATAAGACTGATGTCTGGAAGAAACAACACCCTGAATTCAATCTTGAGGAGGTAGCGTAATCTATGGAAGTGTCCAAGAAGCCATTTACTTTTACGTTAAAAAACGACTTCAACATGACTGGTTTTTTACTAAAAGCAAAACCTGATGAAGCATTTAGAACTAAGACTGAATTATCAAAAGAACTAGTTCGTACAAACACAACTTCTAATGTGAAGTTAAAAGATAATATTGATTTAACGCAAGAAGATGTAGAAAAGCTTATTGAGGCTGGCCGTAAGACTCTGATTTATTATGAAGCAAATAATAGATTAGATGCATATAATTATCCCGACGAATTCGAATTACTTGATCTGGTGGTGAAATATTAATGGCCGAAATAGAAATTGTAGGTTCGATTCAGCGCATAAGGTTTGCCGCCAACGATTCATTATTCAAAATTGCTACGATGAGGGTGTCAGAGGTACGAGAAGGGAATATTGTTAAAAATTCTTTTGGCGATGTAGTGTTCAAGGGTGAGATGTCACTCATTCCTCAGAACGAATATATTATTCGCGGTGAATTTATTAACGATGAAAAATATGGCCCGCAATATCAATACATTAGCAGCAAGCGTCGAGATCCAATTGAAGGTATGTCTCGAGAAGACTTCCGGCAATTCCTTACTGATATCTCCCCCAAAGGGGTACTTGTTAATGCTCAGTTTGATGATCCTCGACCTATTTTTCAAGAGCATAGGGTAAAAGAATTGATGGCTATCAAGGGCATTGGACCTGTTAGTGCCGACAAGTTGATTAACGCCTATGAAGAGCAAAAAGATTATAGCGAAGCCTACGTTGCTTTTGGTAAGTGGGGCTTTAACCCTAATATGACACGAAAATTAGTACGCCACGTTCACTCAGTGGAAGGTGCTATTGAACTACTTAATAAAGATCCTTATGAGTTTATGGATGTTCCAGGAGTAGGTTTTAAGACTATAGACGAAAAGGCGCTTAATTTTGGTATTCAATCTAATGATCCACGTCGTGTCCATGCTTTCGTAAAGGATTACTTTGATAAGTTAGCTATGGATGGAAGTTCCTGGACTAAAGAAATAGATTTGATGAAATATCTTCGCCAAGAAGTGTTTGATTGTGACGTTGAAGAGACACTTCAATGGATTAACGACAGTGACGAATTTGTTGCTTATGAAGTTGATTACGTAAGGCGAGTGGCTACTAAGCGTTTGTATAACACCGAAAAATCTATTGCAAAGAATCTATTGAGATTACTTCACTCTGAAAATAAATTTGAGTATAAAGAGCGCGATAAAATTATCGACAGAATTCAAGAAGAACAAGGTTGGAAATACTCAGACGAACAGACCGAAGCAATTAATATGATGCTTGATAAAAATGTATCAATGTTACAGGGATTAGCCGGTACAGGTAAATCTACCGCCTTAAATGCCGTGATTAAAGTATTACAGGAGAATGACTACCAGGTAGCTACCTGTGCATTGTCTGGGAAGGCAGCTGATAATCTTACTCAATTAACAGGTAAACGAGGACAGACTATTCACCGTTTGCTTGGAATCGGTGATCCATTTGGCGGTTTTGAACATGAAGAAAATCCATTGCCAGTTGATGTGGTTATCTTAGATGAGGTGTCAATGGTTAATGATAGCTTATTTGAGGCGCTAGTTAATGCTTTGGGCGATGGTACTAAATTTATTATGGTCGGTGATATCGCTCAATTAGATTCTATTGGTGTTGGGGTTATGAGAGATATTATTTCTTCTAAAATTGTCCCTACTGTTTCTTTGACTAAGATTCATCGTCAAGCACAGGATTCAGCAATTATTACTCATTCATTACAATATCGAATGGGCAAGATGCCTGAGGTTAGCCCGAAAGATAGTTGGACAATGCTAGGTAATAAGAACGATCTAGGCTATGTGTTTGAAGATTCGGCAGAAGAAGAGAAGCTAAACACAGATGCTTATAGGATTTTTGCCCAGGCGTTAAATAAGTATGATGTTAGCAATATTCAAATACTCACTCAGACAGTTAGTGGTTGTACTCGTATTAATGACTTAGCACAAACAATTGCTAACCCGAAAAGTCCTACTAAGAACCAATATAAGGTCAAAGCTAACAGTGCTGATGCTTATATTCTACGTGAAGGCGATAAAGTGCTTAACACGTCAAATAACTATCGGGCAACAGCAGCAGAGAATCATCAAATGTATCGACCAATTTTCAACGGAAACACAGGAATTATCGAAAGTATCGATCTTGAATTTAATAGCAAGGGTGGCATTAGTCATGTTGAGGCTATTATTGATTTCGACGGGGTCGGTAAAGTATTTCTTAGAGATAAAGAACTTGAGACTATCCAACTAGGGTACGCGATGACAGTTCATAAGTCCCAAGGGTCTACTATTCCATGTGTGATTGTGGTGTTGCCATTCCATTACATGCTAAATAATCGGGAATTATTATATACGGCTTTGACCCGAGCTAGTGAGCTTTGTTTCTTGCTTACATCAACAAAGTCACTTAAATCAACTGTTAAAAAAACTGGTGAGACTGTTCACCGTAGCAATTTAGGATTGTTATTAAAGAGGGAGGAATTAATTGCTCCCAAAAACGTAGAATAATATCTACGAGAAAACAAAATATGGAGTAGATATTGTGACCATAGTTGAACCAAAATAAATGGTAGAACATTTGGGCGTATCTATTAAATCTTTGAAAGGTGGTGAGATAAATGATCCGAACAGAAAAAGTTAGGTTGTATCCCAATACGACAATGAAACAAGCCATAGATGCCTTGTGTGACTATCGACGTTATTGCTGGAACGAAGGCTTGGCGTTGTGGAATGATATGTATGAAGAGTCTAAGTTGATGGACAATAAGAAGTTACGACCAAATGAGTACAAGGTCCGTAATGAACTTGTTGCTAATAAACAAGATTGGCAATATCTATATTCGTCTCGTTGCCTACAATTAGCGATTTCTGATCTTGGAAAGGCTTGGGAAAACTTTTTCGACAAAGCCCAACCAGATTGGAGTATGCCAAAATTTAAGTCTAAGAAGACTCCAAGACAAGGTTTTAAGACTGACCGAGCCAAGATTGTTAATGGTAAACTCCGATTAGATAAGCCAAGAGGGGTTAGTGGCTGGACAGATATTAGGATCTCGGGCGCTAAGCCCCTAGATGGCGAATTAAAAGTCATATCGATCTATCGTGAGAATGGCAAATACTGGGCGTCATTACCTTTTGAAACATCGGTTGATACAAAGTCTAAAACAGGTCAAAGTACAGCTATCGATGTTAACGTGGGCCACTTTAACTATCCCGATGGTCAGATTAATGTTTTGCCAGTAAAATTACAAAAGCTCTACAAGCGGATCAAGCATTACCAACGCCAATTGGCCCGTAAAAGGATTACGAATGGCAAAATGGCAACGCAAAGCAATAATTACATGAAAACGAGAGCCAAGTTGCAGCGCGATTATCGCAAGGTTGTCAACATTCAATCCGATCTTTTACAAAAGTTCACGACTAAGTTAGTCACCAATTACGACCAGATCGTTATCGAAGATCTTGCCGTCAAGAAAATGATGATGGATCACGTAGCATCGAAGGGTATGCAGCGGTCGTTGTTTAGCAAGTTTCGTCAAATTCTAACCTATAAGTGTGATTGGTACGGTAAGAAACTAATTCTGGCAAATAGATGTTATCCAAGTACACAGCGCTGTTCGCAATGTGGACATCTCAAGACTGGCGTGGACAAGATTACTCTAGCCGGCAACCAAAAACATCGTACTAAACACAATGAGTATATCTGTTACGAATGTGGTTTGGTTATGGATAGAGATGAAAATGCCGTCATGAACTTATTACGGTTGGCGGCGGCGTAAAAAGAAAAATGCTTTTGGGGTGGGCTACACCCTTAGGCCATCAGAGTTGGTCAATGTCATTACCCTCTTGTTGGGCTATGGGAATACCGATGTTGACGGTGGTAAATAAAATTAAGAAAGGAAAAGCTATATACTTTCTAATTAGGTAGAAAATTACATTATTCTACTTAATTCCATATTTTATATAGCAGAAGCAATATGATGAAAAAGTATAACGGCGAATCTATGCGTGTTATTCGTGCTTATAAAGTTGATAATACTCAATATGTAGATTTGCGTAATCAAGCTGGAAAAGACTTTGAGAGTATTCCAGTTGAGGATTTAGGTAAGAAGAAAGCAATAAAAAAGAAAGCTGTAGTTGAAAAAAGAGTTCCTAGAATTCGTTTTTCAAAGGGCAATGAGGAATATATCTTTTGGTTAGACTCTAACGAATACGAAAAGTTTGTTGCCGATAATAAATTAAATAAAGCAATGATTCAAAATTGTCTTGAAGGCGTAGTAAAAACACATAAAGGATACAAGATAAGTGAAGTTAAATAGAGAACCTATGTATTTTTACTATAAAGGAATTCAAATTATTCCTACTAATCAGTGGGAAGTAGATGGTGATAGTGGGACAGTTCAGTTTATTGATGCAATTAATGTTAGAACAGGGCGTGAAATGACTGGATTGCCTGCAAAGAAAATTGTTGTAAGTAAAATTCATGTATTACCAAACAAGGAGGAAGTAAATGGAAAAATCAGTTAAATGGTCTATTGGAGTAGTTATTGTATTATTGGGTGTCACTATTGGGGGCTTCCGATTCTTTGAGAAGATTGATAATGGTAACGTTGGTATTCGTTATTCGATGTCGGGAGGGGTTCGTGACGAAAGTTTAGGCCAGGGAGTACGATTCGTTGGGTTAGATAAAGTTACTCAGTATCCTATTCGCAGTCAAACTGTTAAACAAAAGGTTGGGTCTGCTACTAAAGATGGGAAGAAGACTACTGTTAATATTACTTATGCTTACCATGTAGATCCAACTAAAGCCACTAAGGTATATAAGAAATTTGGATCAGCAGATATTAAGTCAATTGAAAATGGTTGGCTTAATCAAAAGCTTCAAAAAGCTAGTCGTGATGAATTATCTAAGTATAGCTTGCTTGATGTAATGGGTGCTGGCTCTGCTAAGGTCCAAGGCGCCATTTTGAAGGACTTCCAAAAGTCAGTTGAAGACCAAGGATTCATTGTTGAAGATTTAAGTTTCGGCGTTCCTGATGTTGATGCTCAAACTCAAAAATCAATTGATGATTTAATTAAGGCCAGTCAAGATAACGAACGGGCTAAGTTAGAAGCGAAGACTAAGAAGACCGAGGCCGAAGCTGATGCAAATGCAAAGATTGCACGTGCAGAAGGGGAAGCTAAGGCAAATAAGAAGATTTCTGATTCAATCACTGATAAGAATATTCAATACATGGAAGCACAAGCACACCTTAAGCATGGTTTCGTTACTGTTCAAGGTGCAAATGGTGTGATTGTAGATCAAGCAGGTAACAAGTAATGGGATATTTCATTGTTAAGTCATTAATGCTACTAGTTGTTATTGGCGTTTTAATATTTGGAAATTTGTATTTAATAGACAACAAGAAGAGTGAAAGCTCGGATAAGCAGCCCAAATAGGGTAAAAGCTACTAAACAAGAAAGAGGGAATTATATAAATATGGGAACTAGTGTAGAAAAGATTGCGTGGTATAGCGTATTCAAGCCAAGTTGGTATGTTGAACAGATGAAGGGCTGGACAACTCGTAGCTATTGTTTGTTACTTATTGGAATTGGGTTGATTGTAGGTATGACAGTTGGTGGCGGGATATTTAATCCTGTTACAATGACAACAATGCTTGCGGGGGTACTAGGATTCACATGCACCTTGTCAATTTCTAATTCAAAGCCACTAAATGGAATTCTAGGTCTAATAAGTGCCTTGATTTATATCTTTGTAGCGATTAATGCAAAAAATTATAATGATGTATTATTACAAACAATTTATATCTTAGCACTAGATTTACCGGTATTACTTTCTCCAAGCTGGGCTAAAGATGTTGATAAGAAAGTGCGTTTCCTCGGAGAACAAGGACATGGTTTACGCAATTGGACTCTAACTGTTCTATTGTTTGTTGTTTTAACGCTTGTGTTGTACTATTCAGATACGCATTGGTTTATCAGTCCTCGCCCATGGGTTGATAGTATCGCTGCTTCAGTGGGAATTACAGGAGCCGTGCTAACTACATTCCGCTTTAGCGAAAGCTATTTCTGCTGGTTGGCGCAAGGATTACTTTCAGTAACATTATGGGGAATCACAGCGGTACAAGGAGATGCTAATTTTGTACTTTTTGTTACGTACCTATTGTACTTATCAAATGACTTTTTAGCATTTTTTGATAAAGATATTGCGTGGTTCCATCACGAAAAA